TCCTGCATAACTACCAGGTTCATTTACTAAACCTCTTTTAGGTTTATCTAAACCAGACGTTATGCCTTCGTTAGCTGATCCACCCATTCTGAACATTGGTCTTTTTAAAGTTCTCATTATGATTATCCTATTGCTTTATTAGCTGCGTTTTGAGCAGCATAACCACTACCTAGTCCCATTAATCCACCTAACACAGAAGTTGTTCCTAGTGCTGTTTGTAATGCAGTTGGATCTGGTGTTACTTGTTGTTGTATGCTTCCTGGTGTTTGTGATATTTGACCAACGCCTTGACCATAGACACCAAGTCTTTGATAGGGTTCCATAGCTTGCATTTGATTAGCTTGTTGTTGTGCGTTAAGAACATTTTGTGACTGTCCTTGTTGAATGCCACCTATGTTAGTAAGAGCAGATAGATCACCTTGTCCTAAAGATTGTGTTGAACCACCTAAGAGTTGTTGGTAATTTCCTAATCCTAATTGTCCTTGAGATAAACCTGCCTGTGCTCCAGCTAATCCTAATTGATTAGTGTAATCTTGTTGTCTTAATTGTGCACCTTGACCAAACCCTTGGCTTAACATTTGATTATTTAATAATGCTCTGTTTTTATCTGATCCTAATTGGTATTCTGATTGTAAAACGCCTTCTCTACCACCACCAAAATTTCCTGTCATGACAGCGTTGTCTGAAATATTTTGTTGTCTCATTGCAGCTTGTTTATCAAACTCTGATAATGTTGAATCTATAACTTGTTGTTGGTATGGTGACATGAATGATGAAATTGAACCTGCTCCTGTTCCAGCTCCTGTACCTGTGTTTGCTTGCGCTGAAGATATAAAAGGTGACACGCCGCCTAATGTATTAGCTGCTTGTGTTCCAAAAGTTCCTGCTTGATTTAAAAATGGTTGATAAGATCCAACACCTGATCCTGCTAAAGATGCAGCTTGTGTTTGTAATGCATCTTGTCCTGCAACTTGTGGTGCAAATCTTGATGTATCTAAAGGTACTGATGTTAGACCTGCTAATTGTTGACCGTAGTCTTGGTTTAAGTCTGTTACAAATTGTTGTGGTAATGTGGATGCTGATGTTATTGCCATTATATAATCCTTTTCTCTAATCTTTGTGATGTTTCAAACATTTCTCTAGCACCTTCTAGTCCTTGTGACTCTTCTGATACTTCTCCGCCTTGTTCTAAACTTTTCATAAGTCTTTCCATAACTTGTGCGCCTTCGTCAATGTCGCCTCCGCCTGCATTTCTAACAGCATCTGCTGTAAATACAAACTCATTCTTTGATAATCTAGCAGGTACGTCATCTGCTTTTTCTTTGCCACCGATAGGTATAAACCCACCTTCAGCTCTTAAATCCATTTCATTTCCACCAAGATCCATAAGGCCACCTTCTGCTTTTTTAACTGGAGTTTGTTCACTTTGCAATCTTTGTAAATATTTTTGGTGGTTGTCGTGCATTCCAGCAAGATCAGGATTTATTTTATAAACTTTTTTCCAACCATTGTAATCAGGATCTACTGCGGGTCCCCCTATATCATAACCTATTCTTCCACCCATAGCTGCCATTTGTGGTTGTTGCATTTGCATGTTGCCTTGAGATGAAGCTTGAGCCATCATTAATTCTTGTTTCATTTCTCCTACTATTTTTGACATACTCATACCTTGATTTGTTTGATTCGTTAATTCTTGTTCACCTTCTGGTGATTTCATATATGATTCTACAAGTGCATCAATATCATTAGGATCTATATCTGGAGTCATTGGATCAACATTCATTCCATTTTGATAACCTATTCTTCCACCGTTAGCTGCTAGTTGTGTAGCCTCTACAGGTGGTTTAAATCTTTGATTAGGATCATCCATTACTTCTTGTGCTGTTTGAAAATTAATTCCTGTGTTGTCAGCTGCTAGTGTATCTTTTGGTTGTGAGTTTACAAAAGCTCCTGCTGCAGTTCCTCCTGCAATTGCTTTAGCAAGGTCTCTATTTAAATTTCCTCTTCTATATTTTTCTATTGCCAGTTGATCTTGTGCAGCTGGTGATTGAAGATTTGGATTATTCGTCCCTGACGTAAATCCTGGAATTCCTAAATTTCCTAAATAATCTTTTACGGTGTTAGTGATACCCCCTTCATTTGACATTTGTCCTCCAAGAATTTCTTTCCAATTTTCTGGAAGTCCGGCATCATCCATTCCTCCTGTGTTTGCTTGACCATAACCAGTTTGATCACCAATAAAATCATCTATTTCATTTGATGTACTACCTGAAGTGTTCTGTTCAATTCCTACAGCTTTTTTTAAATAATCACCTAAGTTAAATTGATTATTTTCTCCTCCACCAATAACAGTGTCAATTCCTTGGGTTGTGCCTGTAACTTTACTTAATAAATCCCCTAAAAAATTTTTTCCATAGCCTCCTCCGGGTAAACCAAATTGATTTAATAACCCACCACCTATAACTGCAGATGTAACTGGATTATCTTTAATGGGATCCATAATTTTTTCTTGAAACCAAGAACCTATTCCATATCTTTTTCTACCATCTAATCCTGCGATACCACCAAAAGCCATATCCATTCTATTTTTTCTTCCTTGAGTATATGTAGGTCGTACGTCTCCTGTAAGTCTAAGGTCTGGTGCTCCTGCTTGTAAGGAAGAACCACCCATATCATACATTTGTCTAGGTTGAGAAGGCCCACCCATATTGTACAATTGTCTGTTCATTAATGCTCTTGATATAGCCATAGTTATTAATCTGTTGTTATATATTAAGGCAGGAATTTCACCTGAGTGTACATTACTTTACTAGTTTTTTACCAGTAAATCAAGACTATGTTATCGTGTCCCTAGGTTTAATTTCCAAGGCAGAAAGCACCACATGTAGTCTATTTGCGGTAGCTGCTGTTACTTTTAATACTTCACTTTCCTCTAATACTAAAGGTTGTGTTAATAATTCTGTAGTCCCATTAGCTGCTATAGATTTAGTTTTAAATAAACTAAATACAGCAGAAGCTGTGTTAGTAATAGTAACTGTTATTGTGTCAGCATTACCTGAATCTTCTGATACTAGTATAGACTTTATTACACCAGTTGTAGCAGACGGAACTGTATACAATGTTGTAGCACTTGTCGATGTTAAATCTAGTTTTTTATTTTTAAAAGAATTAGCCATTATGATAGAAATAAGTTAAACGCTTCTACTTCATCTTTTACATCTTGTTGAAACGTTGTGTTAAGTTTTTGTACGATACCATTTATGTCTCTAGTAAAAGACAGTTGTAGTTGTTGATCGTATTCTTTACCTTGTTGTGTTAATGATTGTACTATTCTAGCCATTATTATACCTGATATTGTTTTAACACTTGATTCATTTGTGTTAAAGTTTGTTGTCCTGTTTTATTTAAAACTTCTCCTTCATCAACAGCTCCTTGTAAAACATCTCTATACTTTTGTATAGTATTAAGTTCTTTTGGACTATATTCTTGTACACTTTTAGCTATTACATTTTTAGCTACTAAAGTATTACCTTCATTGTTATCATCATTATTAAAACCTGTAGGTGGTTTCGTGCCGCTTGGTGGTTTCGTGCCGCCTGGTCCTGGTTTAAAGGCTGTTTTAACTTTATCATCGAATGTTTTAAATTTATCTGGAGCAACTTTTTTAGCAAAATCATATGCAGGTTTTACTGTTTTGTATGTTTGATACATTTTTCCAAGTTTTGCTGGTAATAAACCAGGTATTAAATTATAGGCTAAAAGTTTTAACAAACCTGTTATACCTTTTTTAAATCCACCTTTAGGATCTGGAGCAAACTTTTTAATATTATTAATACCTAATCTATCATTATTAGAATTATTCACATAAGTAACGGGATTATATAAACCAGGATTTACACCTGGTTCACTATTGTCCGTAAAATTAACAGGTGTTGTTGGATAAGGATTTATAGCTGGTTCGTTAGTGTCCGAAAAATTAACAGGTGTTGATGGAGGAGTATTTATACTTACTTCTTCATCGTAAGTAGGACCTTCATAATTATAAGTTGTGACTGCAACAGGAGATACACCTGGTTCGTTAGTGTCAGAAAAATCTACAGTTGGCGTTGGAGATACACCTGGTTCGTTAGTGTCAGAAAAATCTACAGTTGGCGTTGGATCTGGAGTAGGTGCAGTATAAGTATAAGACTCACCGCCACCATCATCACCGCCACTAGGACCACTAGGACCACTGCCAGGACCACCATCGTCTGCTCCTGCACTTGGATCACCACCATAACTTTCACCGCCTCCCCAAAAAGGCATTCTTTTTTTATATTTTTTTGTTTTCTTTTTTTTCTTTTTTATTTTATCTATTCCCATTATCTTCTGCCATCTGGTTGTATATCTAATCTAAATGTACCTAGTCTCCAAAACTGACTTGTACTAGTGTTGTCTACTTTTAAAGATACAGATCTAGCTCTAGCACGTGTATCAATTTTTTGTGTACCACTCGTTACTGTAAAGGGTCCAAGAGATGAACTAACAGATACATCGTTTGGAAAGTCTCTTAAATTTAATGTAATTCTTGCGTCACCTGTTTGTGCTAAAAAGTCTGGTATGATTCTTCTAATCTTCATCATGTACTCACCATCTCCATCTAATCCTTGTTGACCAATATCAAAATCTCCTGATTCTATGTTGGCTGCAATGGCAGTAGTTGATCCTTCTTTAACTTGATTTAATCCTGTCTCATGTTCATAGTATGTTGATGTACCATCAGTACATCCAATCACATGGTCTTTGCTTGTTGAAGGTGTTGTACCAGAAGAGTTGTATTCTGTTGCATGTGGTGTACCAAACACAGAAGAATCTTGCCACGCTGTTCTAGCTAATGTACCTGTTGTCCATACAGATCTTTGTGGAGTTGAGTCTATGTAATTATAAGACACCATTCTGTTTACTATTCCTGATCCTGAGTTAGGATAGAACCACACAACTTCACCAAACAAGTTATTTAAACCTGCATTAATATGTTCTTTAGGTATTGTATTAATATCATCATAAACAAAATCTTCTACTAAACATTCTAATGATTCTAGTTTACCTGTGTATCTAAAGAAACCGTTCTCTGACATCCAATAAGCAGAACCATCAACCTCTACGGCTGCGTTCTTACCTATTAATCCACAGTTAGTACCTACTTGTTGAAAAGAAAAAGTAAAAGGAGCACCGACAAATCTCATAATAAATAATGCTGTATCAGTCCAAATGTATGTAGCATCTCGACCTCTAAGAGCGCCTACTATTCTTGATCCGTCTGATAGTCTTTGTGTACCTGCTGTGTTAATTGCTGTAGGTGTATAACTATTAATATCTTCTTGAGATGAAAATCTTACAAACATTTCGTCTTGTGTACTTTTAGTTCCAATAGTTGTTTCTGTTCCAAAAAATACTAAGTGACGATCTGGTGCAGTTACAAGCATAGTTCTAGAAGCTGTAGGTGCTCCTGATATAATTACTGCTCTTGTATTTGTAGCGTTTGATGCATTAGCACTCCAAGAAAAACTTTCTCCATTAAAAATAGATGCAATTAAAGTGTTACCAAAATTATCTAATGTCCATAAACCAGGATCAGTTACAACGTCTCCTGATACTGCTGAGTTCCAACCTGCAAACTTAGAAGCATCTGTAACTGTAGCTCCCGATGAATGAGATGCAGCAGTTGTACCTGATGCTCCTCTAGTTAAACCTGATAATGTGTTACCACTTTTTCCTGTGTATGTAATTAATTCTGAGGCTATAATAACTGTTCCTGTTGATGGAAAAGATGTAGCACTAGCCATTGTTAAACTTGTAACCGATGTATTAATATTTGCAGCTAAAGTAGAAGTAAATTGTCCTGATTGTGTTCCACCCCATTGTCCTAAAGCCCAACCTGTTGAGGCAACTTCTTGAGCTGGTCCTACAGGGTAATAATGTTTTACTCTAATACCACCAGAGGTAGTTGCTCCAGAACCACCTTCATTAGAGGCCATAGTTACCGTTAAAGTTGTTGATGTAGGTATAGATGTAACTTGAAATTTATTGTCATCAAAATTAGTAGATACAAAATTAGAACCTGTGATAGCTGTAAAGTTATCTAATAATAAAATATCACCTGCACCAATACCATGATCAGATGCAAAAGTAATAGTTACAACAGCTGATCCATTAGTTGTAGAGAAAGCATTAGTTAAAGTTGTTGTAGCTTTTAAAGGATGGATGTCATAAAAAATACCACCAGAGTATGCATATAAAATTCTATTAGTTCCTAAGGCTGCATACTTAATACCTGATGTATTTATAAAATGATGAATAGCTGTGTTACGACCTGTAATATCAACAGAACCTAATTGTGCCCAACCACCTATTTTTTCAGGTGTACCATATCTAAATCTAACATTATCTCCACCTTGCCATTGGCCTTCACCACCAGTTGAAGTAACTTGTTTATTAAACCCAGGTTGAAAGTTTATTTTCTGTAACATATGTCCTTTAGATTATAGTAAAATGCGCTGTGAATCAACGAGTTTTGGGTATACCCAACATAGGTCTTTTATCATACAAATTAGATTTTGCAAAGGGTCCATTTGCATGATTATAGTGTAGGAATACTTGTCCGCATAACTTGCCTTGGAAAGGTTCTCTCCAGTGTTCTAACTCACAACCAGAATATATAAGCATATCACCTGGTTTTAAATTAACTTGTATACCTTTGGGTGCATCAGGTTTTATAACACCTTGATATTCATCAATAACATTGTTTTCTCCTGTTGGATCTATAAATATTGGCCATGGGTCGCCACCTAAATTAAGTGTTGTTGATATCTCACAACTAGGTCTATCCTTATGTCTGTTTAATATATTTCCTGTTCTATATAATCTTGTGTAAGAATAGGTAGGTATTAGATCTAAGTTTGTTTTAGCTTTCATTACAGGTATTGTTTGAACTAGTAGTATTTCCATTAATCTATCTGCATATTTAGCATAAGATCCCGGTACTTGTGCATCTTTAAAATTACCTATCAATGGATTTTTTTCATGTGTTACTTGATTTGTAAGCATCCAATGATCTGCCTCTGCTGATATTTGTAAATAATTATAACCTATATCAGCTAGTTCTTTTGATATAGCATTTCTAATAACTTGGTATTTATTTTTTTTAAAACTCATGTTTGTATAAAATTAAAAGATACAGATATTCTCCAATTCTTTTCACCTTTTTCTTTGTTCATATTTATATCAACACCATGTGGTTGCCATGCTGGAAAAAATACC